GGGCAATGACCGTCAAGTATCCCGCCCGGCAACTCTTGGGCATCACCCGTGCAGAACGGGCGGTGGTGGAGACGGTCATCATGGAGCATCTGGCGAAGTAGGCCACACACCCACATTTACCTCAAAGCCAAGCTGTGACATCGGTCACACATTCTTGGTAAGGGGCTACACATGACGTTTGGGCGGGGGTATGCTGTTCGGTAGCTAATGAGTTGCGGGCAAGCAATGAGCACGTCAAGGGCAGCATTCGGCTGTGGACGCTCAGGCTTGCTGCTGCAAAGCAGCCGTTTGATGCTCTGAAGCTGAAATCTATAGAGTGAGGTTTTTGCCGATTTTGTTAATGCTGTGCATCTGCACAGCAGAATTGCGCAAAGCCAGTCCGGAAGGCATTCTTCGTCAAGCGGTCGCGCCATGTTAGGGAGCACGCGTCGATGTTATGCGGCAAAACTGATCCTGTAACAAGTTATGCATCAACTAGGTGACACGGTGACGACGAAGTACAGCATTCCTGGCATGGAAGACGCATTGAAGAATGCAATCTCCGCCGTCCTCAAAGAAATCACAAATCAATTCCATAGCTATTTAGCTGGACTCAGTAGTTCAGGACTGACGTTTGAAGCGCTGTCGAAAAACTCACAAGTAGCGGCTTGCAATATTAATGATCACAAATCGCTTAGCGCCATATATAGCTTGGAAGGCTTCTACATAATCTGTACTGACCATAACGTTCTTGGCAACAACTGCAACTTCTCTCTAGAGAACAAACACACCGCAATCTATCGCGGGGAGTGTTCGTCCGTAAGGCGAAGAATCGAAAGCCACATTTTCAATTCGACATATCAAAAGCTGTATGAGAGCAGGAAAAGTAATAAGTTATCCAAGGGTGGGAAGTTCTCAGAACCCTATTACGGGGCTTGCATGAAGGTCGACCCTTTAGTGAGCGGCATCAACATTGATGAGGCTCCGTACTCTCAATCCAATTGGTCCGTAGTTGTTCTAAAAATGCGGGGCAGTTCCTCTATTGTGAGAAAGCAAGCTGAATTCGCATTTGATGCTCTTTTCGGAAGACCCGTTGCGTCGCGCGAGTGACGTATAACAATTCATTCAACACGGACGCGCCAAAACGCGCCGGTTAACTCAACCGTTATGCACTTAATGAATAGCCATCTTGCAGAACATCTACCCTTAGGAAAATTTCCTCGTACGTCAATCACCAAAGGAACTGAGCTGCATCACTTCGGCACGCTAGATGCATCAAAACATCAGCTAGATAGACCCATTTGGGTCTCGGACGTCTTTGAAGGTGCGCAGGACTACAAGAATTTCGGGGTGTTAGCACCTAGATACACCAAGCTCATAACATCAATCAGCTTTGAGATCCTCGATCTCAATGGTGTTGGCTTGCAGCCAATTGCAGCGAAGTTAAAATTATACGATCATTGCGAATGGAATAAATTTCTCGCGAAATACCTTTCAAGTAACGGTGTCCTGGGTATCGTCTATGCAGGAAGAGAAATCTTTCTTCCCGAGCCAGCCAAGGTAATAAACACTTTGAGCTCTCAGCCATGCTAGTGCATAACAAGTCCGTCATCTGGACGCAAAAAAGCTCCGCTTTCAAAGAAGCTGACCGTCCGCCACGGGTCGTAAGCAGTTGGTTGCAGTAACCAGCGGCGTACTCGATTCACAGCAACGTACCGATCAAGTAAAAAATGATTCGACTCAAACACCGGACTTCATGATGAAGAAACTCATTGCATTAGCGTCACTTGCCCTTTTGCTAAGCACCCCCGCCAAGTCGGCAGAAACCTGCAAAATTCATATCCCTTCAAACCTGAACATCACACTGTCTCAGAAACAAATCCAAGCCGACTACGCGGGGTCGATTACTTACAGCAAGATTGACAAGTCCGATAAAAACTTTAAAGCAGCTGGCGATCTCGGGAAGCCCTTATGCGTTTTCGATGGAAAAATCCCTGTTGCCAGCATTTCAATCTTCACTACCCGAGAAGATGAAGTAGCCGAGGCTTACACCTACTCCATGCGCGGAACAGAAGAAGACGTCTCGCACCTCATGGAAATGTTGAGTTCAAGATACAAGAAGTTGAGTGACGAAACCCGTGCCGACATCAAAGGGCCATTCCATTTTGGCTGGGAAAATTTTTGGTACGATGGCGATATATATATTTTACTCGGGAAGCATGAGTCTGGATACGAACCGATAGAGCGTTCTCTTCATCTATACATAGCCAAGAAAGAGATATTTTCCAAAGAATACTCCAAGTAACCAAGCCACCACTACTACGTCACCTCGTCGTGATCTCTATTTCTACAACACCCACCCCGCGACATCTAACCTCCCACTTGGCATCCTCTCTGCATGGATGCCAATACCCCTTCTTCCTCCTTTGAACTTGCCGACCTGCTGCGCCGTTTCGAGAATCTGATCCGTATCGGCTCAGTGTTTGAGGTGCAGCACACCAACCCGCCACGCGTGCGGGTGCGCTCGGGCGCGGGTGAGTCTGCGCTGGAAACCACCTGGTTGCCCTGGGTGGCATGGCGTGCGGGGGAGACCCGCACCTGGGAACCGCCCACGGTCGGGGAGCAAGTGATTGTGCTCTGCCCAGGTGGCGAACCCACCCTGGGCGTGGTGCTCTGTGCGCTCAATTCCGATGGCATCCCGCCTCCGGATGATTCCCCCACGACTCACGTCACCCAATACCCTGATGGTGCTCGGGTGAGTTACGACCATGCCGCAAGTCACCTGGAAATCTCCGGCATCAAGACGCTATCTGTGATTGCCAGCGAGAAGGTGTTGATCGATGTGCCGGAAACCCGGCGCACTACTCGAAGGCGATCTGTTCAATGCCTCCCCGCAAGAATGGCTGGAGAAGGTCTTGCTGCCACAGTTGGCCAAGAAGGGCATCACCGACCCCAAGAAGATCAATGACGCGATTGCATCGATCTTCAGCAACCGCACCGCCGCCAACCTGATGGCCACCATGGTCATGCAGCGTGACCAGATCAATAAGAGTGCCAAGCTCTCCATGGGAGCGGATGGCATTGACGAACTGCACAAGAAGGCCCAGCAAACCGCAGACGGCAAGGAACTGATCGCCCAGGCCAAGCTACGCGACATCATGCTGCAGATCGGTGAGAAGGTCTTGCCGGTCTATATGCAGGCGCTCGATGCGGTCAATCAGGTGATCACGGCGACCTCTGCCTGGATTCAGCAGCACCCCACGCTTGCCAAATGGGTGGCCGTATCGGCGGTGGCCATCGGTGGTCTGCTGGTGGTGGTCGGTGGCTTGCTGCTGGGGATGGCTGCGCTACTCGCCCCCTTTGCGATGGTAGGCAGTGCCATGGCCGGGTTCGGTGCCATTGCAGCAGGCTTTGCAGGTGCCTGGGCGGTGGTCACAGGTGTGATCAGTGCCTCCACCGCATTCCTGATGGCCAACCCCATCATTGCCATCATTGGGGGGATCGCTATTGCTGCGCTCTTGATCTACAAGTATTGGGAGCCGATCAAGGCCTTCTTTATCAACACCTGGAATTACATCAACGATCTGTTTTCCAAGCATCTGGCGCTCAATTTCCTGTTCCCCGTCATAGGCGTCATTCGCCTGCTGGTCAAGGTTGGCAAATACCTGATTGATAACTGGGAGGGGATCAAGGCAGCCCTGATTGATGCCTGGACACGCATTGACCGGTTTTTTGCCCAATATCCGATTCTGAACTACATATTCCCGGTCATTGGTGCCGCCCGTTGGCTGATTGCCAATTGGGAGTCTGTAAAAACTTTCTTCATGGGCTTGTGGGCTCAGGTCACGGGGGCGTTTTCCAATGGGCTGGGCGGTATCACCAAGCTCCTTGTAGATTGGTCGATGTTGGGGTGGATCTATACGGCATGGCAAAAAATCCTGGACAAGATGGGCTTGGAACTCCCCAAGAGTTGCGCGGACTTTGGGGTCATGCTCATGAAAGGTTTTGCCAACGGCATCACAAGCGGATTAACCGCAGTCGATACCGCCATCAATAATGCGGGGGATGCGGCAATCAACTGGTTTAAAGCCAAGCTCGGCATCCACTCCCCTTCCCGGGTGTTTGCCACCTTGGGTCACTACACCATGCAGGGGCTGGACGTGGGCTTGCAGGCAGGCCAGCGTGGGCCGCTCTCCACCGTCAATCAACTGACGCGCCGCCTGATGGCAGCGAGTGCTGCAGGCGTCGGTGTATTGAGTGCGGCCCCCATCAATGCCGCCCCGCCTATGACCCCCATTCAGATGAGCCAGTCTGCCCAGCCAGGTGGAAATGCTGCGCCCTCCATCACCGTGCATATCCACGCGGCCCCCGGCATGGATGAGAAGGCGCTGGCCCAAGTGGTGGCCCGCGAGATCGAACGCGCCCAACGCGAGAAGGCCGCACGCAACCGTGCAAGGCTCATTGATTAACACCCAACAACTACGACAAACCAATAAGAGACCCCGATCATGGATGATTCCGACAAGGCCACCGAATTTGAGACCCTGCGCCGTGCCATCGCTTTGAACACACGCAGAGAAGAAGGGCCACGCCCGACCGGCTATTGCCTCAATTGTGGCGAAACCATTGTGCCTGGGCACCGCTGGTGTGATGTGGAGTGCCGCGCCGATTGGGAAGCCCGCCAACGTGCCAAACGGGAGGCGCCGTGCATGGAGTGCTGATGTGCCTGGGGCAGTACGTCTTTGGCATTGACACCACCAGTTATGATAGCCTGCGCCGGTCTCTCGCTTGGCGCCACCCCAGCACCTCACGCGTGGGCGTGCGGCCTGCCCGCCAGTTCCTGGGGCGCGATGATGAAACGATAAGCCTCTCAGGCATCGTGTACCCGGAAATCTCCCAGGATGGCCGGGTATCGCTGCGCGACTTGGAAGCCATGGGCGACACAGGCGACAAATACCTGCTTGTTGGGGGCGATAACCACATCTATGGGCAATTCGTCATTGAGTCCCTGGAAACCACCTCGTCTATCCTGCTCACCGATGGCACGCCGCTCAAGATTGAATTCAGCGTAAAGCTCACCCGTGTGGATGATGACAACGAAGGGGCATCCTGACATGACAAGCCAC